TGCATCTTTGAATAACACAAAATACTTGTCAAAACCGATGTTCCAGGATCAACCTGTTCATTGAAATTTGAATCAACCTCTTGAATAATTTCATAAAACACTCTTTCGAAATATTTCATTTGAATATAATTAGATAATTTATTCATATCAAAAACGTGTATGAACACAATATTATAGATCTTGAAGTTGCATTATCAATTTTTTCTTGAATACTCTCATAATCGACTTTAAAAATATAAATCTTTTGACACAATGACTCACCATCTTGTATAATTGTGTACAAACTTGGATTTTGATGTCGAAACTCAATTTGTTTTCCCAGTAGTTGAGATGATTTTAAACAGTGCTCTATTTTCCCAACATCAACTTCACAATACAACATAATACACCATTTGTTTATACCAAATCGTTTAGAACTACTAATTCTATACATGTTTTTATCAATAAAAGTATTCACTAAATCTATTGTATACATTCCTTCCTCCTTTTGATTCAGAATTATATCATACATGTCGCATAATATACACAACTCAACAGTCGATAATATCACATTGAAAACTTCAATCGAATATTTTGAAAGTTTTTTTATATATCTCATACGCAATTCTTTCTCAAATACTTCACAAAGTGGCGATCGCTCTTGTACTGAACTAAATGCTAATAACGATGCATTATCAATATATTTTGATATGTACATTACAAGTTCTAAAGGTAACTTCATTACATTAACTTTAGCTTTTAAATTAAAAAATTAAACTAGTGGTTCAAATGATATTCTATAGCACCTCAGTAATTGATGTTCTTTCAACAGCTCCCAAGGTGTTCTATTTGTATCATTTGCAGTAACACTTAAAATATACCCATACGAATTCACATATTGTTGAACAATGTTGTACTGATCTTCTGTTAAACTCAATATATCAGTGTTCCCATAAAGTTTTTCAACACCTTTTAAAGTCAAAACACATAAAATCTCAAATACATACTCTGAAACACCTTCTTGTTGCGCTGCATAAGCCGTTTCTTCTTCTAATTCTAACTGTATGCTCTTGGGACTGCCAGGAGGTTTTGAAAATATTGCATCTGCAATTTCTGTAATATTGTCATACTCCATTGTTTTATTACAGAGAATAAAAAAAATTCAAGATTTCTTCATAAGCCATTCAAAGAACCCCCCTCCAACGCCAATCTTATGAAATAAAGAACTTGATTTATGAATATATTGCCATGACTCTACTAACGACTCTTTAATGGGGTTGCTTACAATATGCTCCTTTAGAGTTGGTTCATTGTTTTCTGTAATGCTGCTTTGATGTAAAATATTAGTAACATCTGTCAGTAATTCATTTGGTAGTTTACGCTCTGTTGGTTTAATTTGCAGCAAGTTTCTTAACACAATATTGTCTTGTGTTTTATTGTCAAAATATTCCTGAACATTTTCTGTTTTATAAAAGTTCTCTAAGTCCCTTATATTTCTAATATGCTTAAATGGTAATGTTTTATGTATCAACTCGTACAATGCAATTCCAAAACTCCATAAATCAACATTCTTATCATAAAAATGCTTAGAAACTCGAGACACCGGCTTGCTATAAGAAGTTATATTTTCTAATTTCTTCATATTTAATAGTATCTCCGGTGCCATATAAAAAGGCGTTCCACATAACTTGTAATATTTCTTAGATATAATATCGTCCTCGCCATTACTATGAGCTTGGTCATAGCAAGCAAATCCAAAGTCTGAAAGTTTGAATACCAATGAATCATCAGATTTTGTCACCAATATGTTTTGCAATTTTATATCCCTGTGGATTATGTTGCAACTATGAATGTATCTTATAGCTTCGCTTACTTGTCTTACAAAAGATGATATAAAAATACTATCTACAAATATCGTTTTAGAATACTCATATACATCTCCCAACTCACAATATTCCATATGCAGATTGTACTTGTAAATATTTTGTGTTGAATTAAATATTTTAATGATATTTTCATGCTTCAACATGTATAATACTTCTATTTCACTTTCGATCAGATCACGCAATCGCTTGTAGTAATAATCTTCCTCTTTTGTACATAATGTTTTTGCCGTTGGCGTTATAGTAGGTACCATTGGCGAACATTGTTTAATAGAATGCTTAGTAGTTATTGTCTTCATATGATTTTTCATATATTTAGATACTAATGCATCAATATTTATTTCCTTAACGATAAAGAAAAAATCTGGTTGAAATGACACTGACAATCCAAATATTGAAGATACAGGTCTTTTGCACAAATAAACATTTGAAAACGAACCTTTTCCAATTTGTTTGATTACATCCAAATTGTCATCGTCACCCATACATTATCCCAACATTTTTTTTTCACAAAAGTACGCCACACTATCGTAACCAGATTGAATCAATTCTTTTTTTTCCTTCCTTTTTATCTTAAATCTGACAATATTGTCAACTTTTGTCTTTATTGCTATCGTTCTGGATTCATATTCTGGACTTAAAAACGTGTTCTCCGTTCTTTGTAACACAAAACACTGAAACACATTATATATATAAGTTTCAAAACTAAAATCAATATGTTGTGAATTTGCATGGTCAGATAAAAGAATACATCCTAGAGTTGTTTCTAATTTGTCTTGATAAAGATGTATTGGATAATTACTTACCAATCCACCATCTACATATACATCATTATTATACATCTGCATTGTATAAATAACAGGCAATGATATAGACATACGTATCCCTTTAAGAACTTCAAGTTCCGGTGTAGATGTCTTGTCAAACACTTCTAATTTGTATTTATTTAAATTTGTTACACATACTCTAAAATTAACACCGGTTTCCTCGAACAATGAATTGAATGTAATATTCTTTTCAAAACCTTTCTTTATCAGTAACGTTTCTAACCATGTAATGATATTATTCCCAGAATCCATTCCATATCCAGTGAATAAATAATTTAGTTGTAAGTCCACAAAATCTGTAAATTTTTTGCTCATTATTTCATCAATCATTTCTTCAGGAGAATAACCTATAGTATAAGCTAATCCAAATATGCTTCCAACTGATACACAACACAATTCCTTAATATCTAAATCAAGCGTTGACTCGCTTAACCTCTTAAAAGCTCCACAGTATGATATTCCTTTTATTCCTCCACCACTTAATACCAAATTTTGTATTGTCATAATTATACTGTATACAACATAATTATAACTAATTCATAACCAACTCTTGAAATTTTTTATTCTTCAAACTTTGTAAATCCATTGAAACCTCAGAAAATGAGTCGTCATTCTTATACAGTACTATCTTACAACTATCTCGTAGTTTGTAATGATAATGAGCTTCAATGTATTCTAAAAATGGCGCCAAGTCAGTATTGCTATCAAAATGTACAAAGAATTCTCTTATTACATCCGTCAAGTCCATAATAAACTTGTCATCTTCTGTACTTAAATTACAATGTACAATACATGTTTTATTACCTAATTTAGATATTGTGTCGTTTACACATAATTCGTGACTCTCTGTATTATGAATTATTTTAATACTGTGATCAAAATTGTCGTGTCGCAATTTATACTCGTGAATGTAACCACTTTTATACTTTTTTACTCCAACTTTTGATAATGGCTTCTCCCAAGACCTATAATAACAATACACCCCTGCAGTCTTATATAAAAACCATTTTAAAACTTGAAAACGGTAATTATATACAAGTGTTACAAGTACCAGAACAAAAAGCAACCACATATTTATTTAAACACAAGTTATTAACAACGTTTAAATGGATTTTTTCAATAATACTTTGGTACAAAGTGATAAAATTCCAGAAGACCTGAAAAAGGGAGATATGGTTGTTATGCAATATCTTCCTAATAGTTCTTACAACATTTATAAAGGTTACTATGCTGAAATAAGAGAATATAGGAAAAATAATGACGTTGCTACTATTAGTCTGATTGCAACAGCTAATCAAAAACACATAAGAGTTCCCGTTGAACATTTTAAAAAATTGCTTAAGTAACATTATTATACTTGATCACTTTCTCCGTTTCAATTAACTCTTTGATGTCTTTTGTGAATTTTCTCACACTTGCCAATTTAGACTCTTTATTCATGTCTTTTGTTAGTAATAATATATCACGTGTTATTATATAGTTGGTTTGTTTTAAACTAGGATTTCGGTTAAGCAACATGATAGTTACGTCTTTATACAAATTTCTTATATTTCCATTACCAATCATAAAAAACCATACATTATTTGTTGTTTTTAGTTTCAATTGCTCATACATTTTTACAAATACCGATAAACCATGTTTTACAATATCATCTCCTTGATAAACATTCTGTACATCTTTTTTATCAATAACATGCAAATTGATTAATTTAAATTCCTGTAATTGAGTTTTGATATAGACATTAAAACATTTTAATAATATATTGATATCATAATTTGGAGGCAAATCAAAGTATGTATAGACTTCTAATGGCGTCATCGTTAAAACTTGAGTTGATATGTATGTATTCATTTTTTTAAATTTGAAAACACTTTCTTTTTTTCTTTTTCTTTCCATAATATAAGTATGATTGAAACCTATCAACGATTTTGTTCTACCTCCGGCTTATCTACTAAGCATTGGGGTGCTCCAGCATGGTATTTTTTATTCTCATGCGTCATGGGTTATCCACCAAAAATAGATGCTACAAATGAAAATATTAAAGAACAATTTAAAATAATGTTTACCAGCTTGGGTTATACAATGCCCTGTATTCATTGTAGAAACTCATACAATCAATTTCTGAGCGAGCTTCCCATTGATCAATTTCTCGTAGGTAGAATAGAACTCATGCGTTGGCTTTATACTATTCGTGATAAAGTCAATAATAAGTTGATAAAACAAGAACATGACAAGTACAATAAACAAAAAAGAAATTTGAAAGATCAATTTCACAATGGCGATATAACAAAAGATGATTATTATTCATCTGTAAGGAAATTAAAAGACACGCTTCTTGTAACAAAACCAAGTCCACCTTTTATACAAGTATTAGAAAAGTATGAAAGCATACGTGCCAACTGCTCTAAGAAAACATGTTCTCTAGACAAATAATATAAATATTATTACTATATTATTTATTTATGTGAGTAAAGGTTTAATATTAGCACCCATAGGTTGTTCATAAGAACTGTTTAAGAAAGGACTAATAGTCTCTTTAGGAATAGGAGGAGCGGCTCGAAGATCATGGTATGGAATCTTGTTAGATTGCATAACGGTATTGATTCCAATGTGATGTCCACTTACAAGAAAATTCTGCTCCTTGAGCAATTTTGACACAGGATTTTCCTTAGCAAATTCATTCGCATCATCATACTTTGGAAGCAAATCCTCAGCTGTTAATTGTTGCGGGTTTTCAATCGTCTTGAGTGGTAAAGTGTCCTCAACTTGTTGTTGTTGTTCCATCATTTGGGGTTGTTCCATCATTTGGGGTTGTTCCATCATTTGGGGTTGTTCGTAAGTCATTCCTTCATAGATGTCTCCCATTTCAGTATTGTCCATTTTTTCTTTATTAATATATGTAATAAAAAGGTATCCTACAAATATAACAAGGGCGATCTTAATCCAATCTTGTTTACGCGACATTGTTTATATAGTAGTTATAAAATAAATTTAGATTTTAATATTTTGTTTTTATTTAAAAATTCACGTCTATTATTTCAAAATGGATAACGAAGACAATTCAGATTCCTTTTCTACAGACTCTCAACTTGAATCTTACGATATGGATACGTTCCTTTCACATCATTTAGATACTCTCTTAGATATATTTTACGATATTAAAGAACGACTTTCGTACAACCCATACTTTCTAGAATACCTTTCTTCTATCAAATTTGTTGATTTTGTCATTGAAAATGCATACTTTGTATTCGATTCTAAAGACACTAATCAATACTTCATTAAGAATGAAAAAAAATACAGATCGTTTCTTGAAGACTTTTCTAAAGAACTTACTCTAAGCTATATCCTAATTGACAAATTCTTAGAAAAACAAGAAGTGCCCAGCATTGATAGCATCTTATTCAATAAATTTTGTTTTATGTACTCATATGTAGAGTAACTTTACTTTTTCAATGCATTTAATGCCATTAAAAAAGTATCACCCATGTCCGCTTGTGTAGGCTTAGACATAAATATAGGCATCCAATAGTTCAATTGTTCTTTACTTAACTTGTTTTCTAAATACCACTTTGTGTATTGAATACTTAACCACTTGCGTTTTGCATAAGCTCCCTTTAAAGTACATTTAAAATCTGGACCAGTATATCCCTTCAGTTTTTGTGACGCCCTAACAAATCGCACAGTTGTATTCGTTCCTTTGTAAAATTCTACAAACTTGCCAAAAATTAAGTGACTTACAAATTTCATTTTGTTATTTATTTTAGGCTGTAGTTCAATCACTACATGATGCACTCTTTTAAACGTTTCATACTCGAGTACACACAATTCTTCTACTTTTTGTAAAACTATTAACGCAATGTCTTGAAGAATAAAATCCTTTACCAATTTATCTTTATATTCGTTCTTTTTTAATTTCTTAATATCTTTTGGAAAGTGCGTTCTACATGAATAATGTTGCACTCCATTATTTTCATACTGCAAACTGCACTTTTTATTACATATGTTTCCACCTTTCATAACAGCACTGCATTTATGCTCTTCATGCTGCAATGTGTTTATAACGTCCCAAAAATGTAATTGATATGAACTTAAGTCATTTTTGTCAATACAACTCATACAACACATGGATAAATTCCTCAGTCCAATATCAACTGTTAAATACATTAAGTACTGTTAAATACATTAAGTGATTTTTAATTGCTCATTATAACGAACTTTGGGAATAAACGTTTCATCAAAGATGTTTTGACAAATTTATAATGATACTCTATGACATCACTATGAAATTGTACTGTTCTATGTCGAGGACTACATTTACAGCATTTTAATTTAACCTTAATAATTTCTGTTTTTATCATTAAAGTATATCAAAGAATTTTTATTTCACTTTTTACAACGCGATTACTTTATAATAACATTTTACTAGAGTAGAGTAGTATGTTAATAACAGAATTTGAGAAACTCTCCTTGAAGAAATTTAAAATCAAAAGTATTCTACCAGACTCCACCATACTTTGCCTTGGTCGTAGGCGGAGTGGAAAAAGCTTCCTTGTTAGAGATATATTCTTTCACCATCGTCAAATCCCAATGGGTTTAGTTTTTTCAGGAACAGAAGAAGCATCGCCATTCTTTGGAGATTTTATTCCCGATTGTTTCATACATTCTGATTATAATCCTGAACTCATAGAAGCTGTCATGAATCGTCAAAAAAAGAAAATTCGAGATATGAAAAATTCTGGGAAATCTGACACTGGTAAACATCCATCTAACAATGTGTTCATTGTTCTTGATGATATGTTGCATGATGCTCAAAACTGGAAGAAAGATAGAACTATTAAAAACATTTTCTTCAATGGTCGTCATTACAATTTCTTGTTTATCTTGACCATGCAATATCCCTTAGGTATTACACCAGAGCTTCGAAGTAACATTGATTATGTATTTATTTTTAACGAACCGTCTGTGAAAAATCATAAAAAAATTTATGACGATTATTGCGGCATTTTGCCAAGTTTTGATTACTTCTGCAATGTACTAGATGCATGCACTCAAAACCATGAATGTTTAGTCGTTAAAACATGTGGAAATAGTACTGATCTCCGTGATCAAATCTTTTGGTACAAAGCTGAACCACGGTCAAATTTTCGCGTTGGCCATCCAAAACTTTGGAAATATCATAATCAAAATTACAATGAAAAACACGAAGAAACAAATTTACAAGAAGACTTTGAAGCCGAACGTCTCAAGAAAAAATTTGCTAAAACACGCAAATTAAAAGTACTTGTGTCTAGGCAAGGAGATATAGTTGGTTATCATGAAGAAAGTGATTAAACATTTTTTTTTTCTAGTTTATTACATAATGGAGAACAAGTCTAAAATTATAATTATTGTTATCGTTTCTCTTTTGTTCTCATGTATACTAAGTTCCATTATGGGGGGAAGCGTTTTTTGGTTTTGGGAAAACATCTCCACATTCTTAGGGTTTGAAGAGAAAGAAACACCATCAAGTAGCACTAGGACAACACCATCAAGTAGCACTGAAAAAACACCATCAAGTAGCACTAGGACAACACCATCAAGTAGCACTGAAAAAACACCATCAAGTAGCACTGGAACAACACCATCAAGTAGCACTTCAGCTAAAGGCTGTGTTCAAAATTGGAAATATCAACAAAGTACTTCTTCTTCAACTTTAAGTGGTCCTTACACGGAATGCACTAGAGAAAATGATACAAAAGATTGGTGTATGTTACCTGCATATGTTGCTGGTGGACAAGAAAATGTAGCATGGAAATACACTTCAAACGAAAACGACCCTGACTGCTTAACAAATTGGAATTTTTATGATAGAAATGGAAATATTGTAAAAAATGGCACAAACATATCAAGAACCATTACATGGGACAGTGGGTCTGATAGTGTAGGTAGATGGTGTCCATTACGTGTTTATGTCACAGGCGGACAAGAAAACAAAGCATGGAAATACTGTTAAACTTTTTTATTTGTTAATTAATAGTAATGAATACAAAAGATTGTGTCAAACTATATAAAAAATACAAGATTTGGGCTAATGATAAGAACGATTTGCAAACAAAATACAAAAAATTTGCGGTAAAGCATCATCCAGATAAAAATCCAAACTCATCTGTGCCCTTTGCTGACATAAATTCATGTAGGGATTCACTTCTTGAATATATTTCTACACCAGATTCTGTAAAAGCTTATAATATTCTACAAGAGCTGAGTGGTATGTCCACAATTTCAGTTGACCAATTCATTAAAGCACATGTGTTAAAAGATAAGTACCTGGCAAATGACAAAAAAGCTAAACAGTTATTAGCCATTATAACATTAAATTTTTTAAAGTAAACGCAAAAATACGTTTATACTTTAAGTTCAAGAAATTGTTCAATAAGCATTTCAGGAAATTGCTTTTCTTTCATTATATATGTAATCATATCTCTATACTTAATCATCACCTTTGTCATATCAAATTCCCATGTCATACCGCTTAACAAATTCACAATAACAATTTTTTCTACATTGTTTTGAATCTTGCGATGTACCTTTTTTAAGAGGTATGTGTACATAACCGACTGAAAAATCCATGTTTTAATCTTGGCAGCATCACTTAACGAAATACATTTGATTTCATGAAGTACTGCCAAGTTACTCGTTTTACTTTCTAAAACAACATCACTAACACCCATAATACCGTACATATATTGTTTTTTCTTACCCTCTTCTTGTAAAAGGTTTGCGTTAATCTTTGATAATGTTTCCGGATCACTAATTCTCTTAATAACATTAATCTCCTTTTGAAAGTTAATGTTGTATTCCGATACGTTGCTAAGAATATAAGAATCGCAATACTTTTTTACGTTATCATGTAGTGTTTTTATATTTGAATTATATCCATTGATATACATCATCACTGATACCATTTTATAATGTCCGGACAACGCACAGAAAAATAATGCCAAATTCCAAAACACAACTGTCTGAATACTTTCATTAGGCAAATATGAAAAGTATTTGGTAAGTAATCCTTGTATATCAATCTTTTCAAAAGCTTTATCAAGAATATATGTTGGAGTATTGATTTGTGAAAGATACTCTTTTAAAGATTTTATATGTTTGCATTTTTGTTTTACAATAGTAAACTCAACATGCCATTTTTTCTCATTGTGTATTAAATTATTCAACTTTGAGTCAAATACCAAGTTAAGTAAACTTTGATTGTTCGTAAATGAGAACGGTATGTTCCTACCATAATAATTGTAAAGAAATTTGTTATCATGTTCAATGTTCTTTGTCTTGATGCGTGTATAGCGTTGAACTAACAGCTCACACATTATGCCTAAAACAGCTCTCTCCACAATGTTCATGTTGTTTTTGCTAAACAACCGTTTTCCAAACTTTTTCTTTGTCATGACTTCTTCGCTCATCAATTGAAATGCATTTGAAATACAATCACTAATGTGATATTCTTGAACAATATCATCCTTGATTGCAAGAATACTTTTACTAGGAGAAATAACCATATCCTTTGTATATTTGTCTTCAATAAAGTTGAATGCTTGAAATTCTTCGAAACCTTGTAGCAAATTTTTATAAAAATCTGATGACTCCTTGTAAGTATCCGCTCTCCAACTACAATACGCCAATTTGTCTTTTACAATATCAGCCATTTGATTAAAAATATATCTAGAAGGAATGCTATTGACTCCAATAAACAAGTACTTTTCACTCCTCGTTAATGCAACATTCATAACCGATTGACTTACAAGTTCTTCTGTTTTAAAAAGCCATTCAACTAATGGAATACTCTTCTCAGACATTCCTAATAAAATAACAACTTTTTGACCCTTGCCTTTAATACCGTGTATCGATATAAATTTAGTCTTTTTACTTCCAATTGACCAATCAATAGTCTTCCGTCCTTCATGGTTTTTTGTTTTATAATGAATGACATGTTCATAATTTTTACAGGCGTACCTTTGTTTATAATAATTATTTAATGCAACTAACAACTTTTCAAAAACCGCATTACTATTCGTTTTATTCATTACAATAACAATGTCATCTGGTGTTAAAGTACTGTCATAGTTTAACACATAATCAACAATATAGGTCACACGTTTGCATAAATCGTCTCTTTCATATTCCTTATGAACAGAATGATGTTGAAAGATTACAGGTTTATCAATAGTATTTGTATTAAAACTTTTCATCGGAGCAATACAATATTTTTCCTGATACGGACCCATTACTTTGTTGACAAAATCAACTTGACCCTTGGGACATCTGTAGCATGTAGATAATTCAAAATACTTACAATCAAGATTGCTTTTTATGTAGTTCATAGAATAACTCTCATCCATAATACTCTGAAGAAATACCGTTTGAAGAGTGTCTCCTACAAAAACACCAACCATATCTTGAAAATGATTAAACATATCAGTAGTTAAGCATACTCTTATTTTGTCAAAATCTTGCACTTCATCAATAAGTATAACATCAATTTTCATGTCGTTTTTCATAACCAAGCCATCATCACAATTAGGCAAATGCTTATGCAATTGGCGAACCTTTTGATTGAATGCTTCTCCTTCAAAAGGTATTTTATATTTTCTTAATTGTTTATCAATGAAACTATCATAGTTGGCAACTGAACACCACGCTTCATTGTATTGACCCATAAAGTGACTTGCAGATTTTGTAAAAGAAAGATTATAGTCACGTTCCATTCTTTGCGTAATCTCATCGGTGACCGAACTGATTTTTGTTAGAAAAATAACATTTTTACCTTGTGTCATATAATGAATACCACATTTAATCAACGTGTCTGTTTTGCGTCCACCAGCACAACCATTTACCAACTTGATTCTTGATTTGTCAAGAACAATGTTTTGCTGCTCTTGAGAAATAAACGTCAACATTTTTATGAGAATTTGCTTTTTTGATTTATTTTCAGTTTTTTAATTGTATTATATAATTAGATTGTATGAAATTGTCATTAGATTTGCAAAAATATAAAACATATGACATTTTAGTACCCAGTTTTGATGAATATGTAGAAAGCACAGACGATTTTTTGTCCGAAGACCATTTCATTGAATCTTTAAAACAAATTCTTACAATTATGGCCCAATCAGATTTGTCGTCTGTATGTTTATATGACATTCAAACTATTCTCGAATTTTTCGTACAAATCGATTTGACAACGTTTACAATCAAGTTTTCTAATGATCTTATCAAACATGTCAATGATTGTTATAGTACTACCCGCTTTATTGTTTTACCAATCAAAATTTCACATGTCAACTCTAAACAATCATATTCAATCGAACCTTTTGATTTTTTAAATACTCATGAAGAGGTAAATCTGTCAACCGCTCACTCCAATCTGATTATTATTGACACCCATTTACATACCATTGAATATTTTGAGCCCCATGGATTAGTTATGATGAGCGTTATGGGTGGGTTGTTAAATATTGATGTCTACCTTGAATTTTGTATTAAAACAACTTTTCCTTTTACATTTTATTATAATTTTATAAACACGGCACAATCATGCATAGTAGGTCCACAACTTTTACAAAATATGATCGATCCAGCTGGTCATTGTTTAGCATGGAGTCTTTATTTCATTACATTAAGACTTATCAACTATCATTTACAACCAAAAGAAAAAAGCACATTAGAGCTTCTTAATGAATACATTACTACCTTCAATAGTTTAGAGCTAAATAGACTTATTAGAAAGTTTATCACCTTTGCAAAGCAAACTCTTTCATTCTCTCCATATACACGATACATCTCCTATAGTTTAAATCATATGCTTACTCAAGTAGATAGCAATCGCGTTGAACAAAGAATCAAATATCTTTGTGAAACACTTTTAGAAATGAGCCAAAATTTTGCATCGAATGACATGCCTTTATTATTTGAAGAACTTGTAACCTTTAGAAAACATCCAGATTTTTTCAAAATATATTCTCAGACGTTTAGATGATTCCTATGTCTTTAAGTTGTAAATATGTTTTTCCACCTACTTTAATCTTACGACGTGTTTGTGGGTTTATAATCCATGTCAAATCATGTCTACACATTGGACATAATTTATGCACTGTCATCAAATGTGTTTCCAAACAACTCTTATGAAACACGTGATTACATTTTGTAGTTGTGTATTCGTTATTGTCTAGTGTATCAAAACATATATTGCATTTATAATCCTTTTGTAGAAATTCATCAAATGAAACATCATTCACTATGTCCGCATAAGATATAAAGTTATAATAATATTGAATTGTAGAAATAATCCGTTCATAGTTTATATAATAGTTGTCAATTTCAAAGCAACGTGTGTTATAGTATCCAATAGAGTAAGTTGCATTTTGATGAAATAGGTCTGTAAAAACCTGATCAACATTCGCAAGCAAATAGTTCTGGATAAATTGAGAAAATAAATCTATTGTCTCGTGTTGAAGATATCTTATCAAACATGTTGTCCAACTTTGAAAAGTCACGTAAACCGAATAAGATGGGTCATCATGGCCACCAGGTTCATAAGTGTACGGATTGTTATCAAAAAAAGAATGAAATGTGAGCAACACAGTTTCAATGCCCATGCTCGGAGTCCATTTCTCTAATTCACTGTTCCCCCATGTATTTAATATAGTAGCACAACACTTTCCATTCTCATACATATTTGGATGTATTCGTACTCCATCATAATTAACAAATGTTACTTGAGGAGGTTCATAAGGATATCTATCCGGAATTTTCAAATCCAATCTAACGAACTTGTGCCTATATATACTATCAAATGGGCATTTAATTATCGCATGCACCTGAGACATGTCTTCTTCATTAAATTGTATTAAATAGTCATTTTCAAGAAAAGGCTTTTGAGTTTGTTCAACATATAACTTGTTTAACTCTTTAAGCAAACGCTTATTAACATTCATTCTTGTTAATAAACATTTAATATTTTTCTAAATCATTTTTTAGAAATACGTTTAGCAATGTACAAAAAATTAATTTACTACCTTAAATATGCCTAATAAACCAATTCCTTTAGTTTACGATCCACTTATAACCAAAGTGTGCAGAGACTTTATGAATCCAAAAGGATGCACAAGGGACAATTGCAAGTTTATTCATGATAAAAAATTATGCGCAAGATATTGGAAAAATGGATCGTGTAAATTCAATGAATATTGTAGAAGAAATCATTTCGTCACAGATCCAAATAAAATTGTTAATTTACCCAAGAATAAACCTAAAAATACAGAATGCTATGAGCCAATAACAAAGCCTGTTGATGCCAGAATCGTTTATGATTTGAACACAGATCATTTTCAAACTCCTGTCACATCTAGAGATATTGTGATTGTCCCTAATGTATTTACAGACTTTTCTAAAGGAGAACTCTACACAAAATTGCTATCGGAAATTCAATCTTGTAGTGTACCTCAAGACAAACTACTAATTTTATGGCATGGTTCAGAAGAAAGGAATATTCCTGGTTGTCATTATATATGCAATGATAAAACCGGATGGAAAAAAGAGTCATCCACTTTCAATATGGTACTTGAACGCATTGAAAAATATTTCAAATTCAACATTCAAGCCACACGATTAAACTGGTACAAAGATACTTCACAATGGAAACGCTTCCATCATGATAGCGCATATGTGAACCCCGAAAGAGCAAAGAAACAAAATTTTACTATTGCAGTTTCCTTTGGAGCCACAAGAGATGCTGCTTTTGAACATGCAGCAACTAAAACTGTAATTAGTTTACCTCAACCAGATGGACACATATACTGTTTTGCAAATGATACAAATGCTATTTGGAGACATGGCATATTGCAAGACATGCCTGCAAGAGATGAAGGCAGAAAAAGCATAATAGCAAGGGGAAAATTAGATTCTCTTTAACTGCCCAGATTTATAAAGTTCGTACAATTTATCTTTAATGGCTTTCT